ACCAACTACACGAACACTCAGCAGTTCATCGGCCTACCAGGCGCGATTGACGATGGTACGAACCTAGCGACCTACGGCAACATTAACCGTAACACCTACACCTGGTGGAAGTCGAAGGTCTACAACGCTGGTAACGTCAACCCAACCCGTCAGAACATCCTGCAATACATTTCTGGAACCGTGAAGAACGGTGCAGAAGTGCCATCGTTTGGTGTTTGCGGATTCGGTACTTGGACACTGTTGGCTCAAGACTTTGTTGGTCAAGAGCAGTATGTCATCACCCCAGGCTCTGGGTTTGATGGCGACAACAACGGACCACAGGCTGCGTTCCGTGCACTGATGGTTGCTGGTGTTCCGATCTATCCAGATCCTTATTGCCCAGAAGGTCTGGTTTACTTCGTTAACACGAACTACCTGAACCTGTACATCCACGAGCAAGGTTCGTTTGTGTTTACTGGGTTTGAGTCCACTTTGCCTAACTGGCAGATTGGTTACGTCGGCGCCGTGCTGATGATTGCTGAGTTGATTAGTACTAAACCGAAGTCCATGACTCGGGTTAGCTCTTACAACTCGCTGACCCTGTAAGGAGAGAAACATGGCTCTCAGTCTAAACAAGATCCTGATTGCTGGTGCTAATAGCAATACCACCGGCGCCTACTTTCAGACCACCACCCTCATTGCTCCTGCAACGGTTGCTGGCAACGTAGTCCCTGCTGGCGTATATCTGATGTTCCCCGTTTTGAACAGCCAGATCTACGCTAACAACGGAACTGCTCTTGTCTTGCTTACGCCTGCAAACACTGGTGGTGTTGTGATCAGCGACGGAATTAACGTAGTTGCCAACTCTACAACGACGGCAAACACGATTACTCTGTTGACGGTCAACGGTGGTCTGACGGCAAACTCCACTTTTGCTAGTTAAGGAGTTGAAATGGCAAATCCAGATGCAGTAGGCCAAGCCCTACCAGATTCGTTTGGTAACTTTGCAATTGCAGGTGTTACCGGAGCGTCTTTGGCAACGGCTGGCAATGCTGTAGTGGCTATCCCTTTCCTGAAAGGTGGTCTTACCAATAGTGGTAACCTCACAGGATCGGGACAAGTTATCATTCGTCGGGTTACGGTACAAAACCCCAATGCAAGTGTTTCGTTGGCTAACGTGGGCATCACGACTAGCAATGACGGAAACACGAGCAACGCGGTTGTTGCAGTAGTTTCGTTAGCAAACCTAACTGCTGTAAACAAGTTCCAAGACCTCGCGGTTGCCAGCCCCTTCGCATTGACTACTACCGTCAATGGAGCGAATACCTCGGCCCTGTTCTTGAATGTTGCCAACGCCGCTGCTGGCATTGTTGACATTCGTGTTTACGGTGACACGGTTTCGTTCTAATGGAAGTCTTTGTAACCAACTGTAGTGACACCCACTTGACTGACCGTCATGGAGGTGTTGATTATGAGTTCAGAAAAGGTGTGCCTACCCCAGTTTCTATAGAGACTGCTAGGCACATCTTTGGTTACCAACTAGAAGACAAATTGCCATACGCGGTCCGTCTAGGGTTCGTCAAGCACTCTACGGAAATTGAAATTGGACTTGAACGGTTGGCTATGTTTCGCATCGGCCAACATTCAGCGCAGGACCGCATTCCCTCAGCGGTAGGCGTAGTACCCCTACCCGTCAAAAAAGTAGGGGTAGGGGGAAAAGTCTTCTGAGGGTTACAATAGGCAACTATGGCAACCCTAAATTCGTACATCACAGACGTTCGCAGGCTTCTTCACGATGCCAACGGGAACTTTTGGTCGAACGATGAGATTACGGATTACGTCAACAATGGGCGTGAAAGGGTAGTACGAGACACTGGTTGTCTACGCACTCTGCAAATATCAGCTACACCCCTAGCACCAGACGGAACAGCCGCAATTATCTGGTCTGCTGGCCTGGTTGTTACCGCTGGACAATACATATTCTCAAATGTGTTCATTTACCAGATCACGGTAGGTGGGACACTGGGGACTACAGCCCCGCCATACCCCGTATCAGGGTCTAATTTTCCTCCGTCAACCGCTTTTACTAACGGCACAGCCACGCTGTTGTACGTTCAGAATGCAGAAATCATCCCGTTTTCGTCGCTACCTAATGGTTCGCAGACTCTGGATGTACTCAACGTAACGATCTACTGGGGAAATTCTAGAATTCCTCTGCGTTACCTGCCCTGGACAAACTTCAACGCCCAGCTCCGGTACTGGCAGAACTACGTTGGACGGCCTGTGTGCTTCTCAACGTATGGTCAGGGGCAAATTTACATCTCACCCGTGCCTGACCAGTCTTACAGCATGGAAGTAGACACGGTTGTCCTGCCCTCTCCGCTCGTTTTGACCAATCCTACGTTGGTTGATGCCATCAATGACCCGTACACGGTTCCTGTGGCGTTCTACGCGGCCTACAAAGCAAAGTACAAAGAACAAAGCTACGGAGAATCTGAGATTTTCCTTCAGCAGTACAACCGTCAAGTGCAGAGCGTGTTGAATTCGGTCTTCACGCGCAGGATTCCGGACCCGTATAGCAGTCCTTACTAACATGGCATCTCAGGAACAGAAAAAGACCTACACTGTCCTGAAGACGTTTGGTGGCATCAACACAAAAGCCAACCGGACTGCCATCAGGGACAGTGAATTCTCGTGGTTGGAAAACGCCATGCCGATTGGCGACTCCAACATCAAGATTGTTCCTGCTCAGAGCGCGGTTACGGACAGCACAGGCAATGTAGTTGTCTTTTCAAACACAACTTCTTACCTAACGTCTACAAACATCAATGTTTCTGACTACATTGTCAGCTTTGAAGTAGACGGTAGAGCGCAAGCGTTCAATCTGACGAGCAATGTGACCAGCAACATAGCAGTTGCAGGCACGTTTAGCAGCGCAAACGTCAGTTCTGCTCAGTGGAAAAACGAAAGACTGATCATTGCAGATCCAACCAACGGATTGTCTAGTTGGAACGGCGCAAACTTAGTCTCTATTGGATCTGTTGGCCTAATAGCTGTTTCCAATCCAGGTTCTGGCTACACATCTGCGCCTAACGTGGTGATCAGCGCACCCAACGATGCTAACGGGGTGCAAGCAGTAGCCACAGCAACGATCGTCACCGGATCTGGTGGCATCAGATCAGTCTATGTGACTTCTGGTGGTTCTGGATACACGGCTGTTCCAGACGTGAACATTGGCGCACCCAATATTACCGGTGGAACCCAGGCTACAGCAGTTGCCAGTATTAGCGGCGGCGCAGTTGTCTCGGTAGGTATCGTCAACGCAGGCTCTGGGTACACTGCCGTACCTGCTGTGACTTTCTCCAGCGGTGGAGCAACGGCCAACGCAGTCATTTCTACTGGTGGCGTAAGCAGCGTCAACCTGGTCAACGCTGGTAGCGGCTATACATCGTCTCCAACCATCACGTTCTCGGGTGGTGGAGGCTCTGGCGCCAATGCTCTTGCCCAGGTCATATCGTTTAAGACCGGCACAGTAAGCATCCTGCTTAACAACGGTGGATCTGGCTATACGTCAGCACCAACGGTTTCTATCGGCGGGTCTAACGTAGTTCCTGCTACCGCCACAGCCATTGTTCTAGGTAACACGGTCTCTCAAATTGTGATGACCAACCCAGGATCTGGGTACACAACCGCAAGTGTGACACTTTCCGGTGGTGGATTTAGCACTGCTGCCAATGTCACGGCAGTTGTAAACACAGATCAGGTTGTTTCTACCGCTACGTTCTCTGGCAGAACCTGGGTGGCTTCCGGACGTACCGTCTACTACTCAGCGGCAGACTCGTACAGTGATTTCACCAGTGTTTCTGCTGGGTCAATTACTCTGTCTGACTCTACGTTGCACGGCAACATTCGTGCGCTGCTATCAGCCAACAATTTCTTGTACATCTTTGGTGAGACAAGCATCAACGTCTTCTCTGACGTTCGTGTAGACACCAACGGTCAGACTTTATTTACAAATACCAACGTCTCTGCTAGCGTAGGGACCAAGCGTATCTACGCTATCTACCCGTTCTTTAGAGCTGTGCTGTTCATGAACGACTACGGGATCTATTCCTTAGTCGGTTCTACCACCAGCAAGTTGTCAGATCCTCTCGACGGGATATTCCAACTCATAGACTTCACCCTGCCGATCAGCGGTGGTCAAGTCCTACTGAACAACATACTATGCGCGGCATTCTCCTTCACCTACAACGACCCGGTAGCTGGAGCGAGAAAGGTCCAGGCCGTATTCTTCGAGAAGAAGTGGTTTCT